GGTTCGTGGGCGGTGCTGGACGTGGCGAGCGATACTTGGACACCGGCGAGCGTATCGCCACAGACATGGCAGTAGGAGACAACGATGGCCGATAGCTATACCGCAAACCTCAACCTGACGAAGCCGGAAGTCGGTGCGTCTAGGGATACGTGGGGGACGAAGACCAACGCAGACTGGGACACGGTAGACGCGCTGTTCGCTGCCGCAGGGACCGGCACCTCGGTCGGGCTGAACGTCGGCGCAGGCAAGACACTGGCTGTCGCGGGGACGCTATCTCTCACGGGTTCACTGAACGGTGGCGGGACCATCAATAACGTCGCGATTGGCGGGACGACGGCTGCGGCAGGGGCGTTCACGACGCTATCAGCGACAGGCGTCACGACTGTCCAAGCGGGAACTGTGTCTCTCCCAGCAATTACCACAACTGGCGACACCAACACGGGCATCTTCTTCCCTGCCGCTGATACGATTGCCTTCACTGAGGGCGGTGCGGAGGCTATGCGGATTAACTCGTCTGGCAATGTCGGGATTGGTGAGACAAATCCGACACGCAAGCTAGACGTTGTTGGAACGGCGGCCGCTACATATTTTATGATGAGTTCTAATACTGCTTCCGCTCCAGCAGTTGATGCGGCAATAACAAGACCAGCGAACGGTGCTCTTGCAGTAGTTACAAATTCTGCTGAACGTATGCGGATCGACTCGTCTGGCAATGTCGGGATTGGGACGACGACGCCAGCAGAAATTTTATCAGTGATTGGTCAGGTATCTGTTTCTGGTGCGAGTGGCGGCTTTATAATGCGATCCAGAAATACCAATGCCTCAAGTTCCCAATGGTATTCACCAACTGTTGGCTCTACAAGGTTGTATGATACAACAAATGCCGTTGATAGATTATCTGTTGACGCAAGTGGAAACTTTGGCTTCAACTCCGGCTACGGCTCGGTAGCAACGGCATACGGCTGCCGTGCGTGGGTGAATTTCAACGGCACGACCAACACAGGCGGTTTCTGTACTATCCGTGGTAGTGGCGGTGTTACAAGTGTTGCTGACAATGGTGTTGGATTGTACGGTATTAATTTGGCATTTGCGATGCCGGATGTAAATTATTCAACAGTATTGACCCCAATGCAACAAGCCGCAGGAGCAAGCGGATTAACAGCAACTAATATATTAACTCAAACTACGGTTGCAATAACAATTAGTAACGGCGACACTAGCGGAAATACATATCAAGACAGTTCAATTATCTGCGCCGCGATATTTAGGTAAGGACACACAATGAACCGCATCATATACCCAAACGACGACGGTGGAGTTTCCATCTTGATTCCCGCTCCAGAGGCTCTTGAGACGATGACCATTGAGGAAATCGCTGCCAAGGATGTCCCTGCTGGTAAGCCATTCAAGATTGTAGATGTGTCCGAGATTCCATCTGACCGCACGTTCCGCAATGCGTGGGAGGCAGATATGTCATCGCCTGACGGGACGGGTATGGGGCATGAGGCATGGTTCGCCGCACAGAATACCGGAGACGCAGCATGATCACGATCAACATCGCCAAGGCCAAGGACATCACGAAGGACCGTCTACGGGCAGAGCGTGAGCCACTACTCGCAGCGCAGGACGTAGCGTTTCAACGTGCATTAGAGAGCAACGCAGACACCGCAGCGATTGTCGCTGAGAAGCAGCGCCTGCGCGACATCACCAAGGTCGTGGATACGTGCTCGACGGTGGAAGAGCTAAAGGGAGTGCAAATATGAAATTTGAGTTTACCATAGCCGAAATCAATACGATCATGGGAGCGCTTGGCAATGCGCCATACGCTCAGGTGCATGAGATAGTCGCAAAGATACGCGCTCAGGCCGAGCCGCAGCTCGCTGAAGCACAAGCCGCAGCACCACCAGAACAGCCACCCGAGGTCTGACATGGACACGCAAACCCTCATCAACATCGCCGCAGGGATCATCATCGCCGGTATGGGGTGGCTCGCTCGCGAATTGTGGGGAGCGGTGAAGGAATTGCGTAAGGACTTGCACACCATCGAGGTCGCGCTCCCGTCAAACTACATCCGCAAGGATGAGTTTCAGGAGGGCGTGAAGGAGCTGAAGGATATCTGCCGCCAGATATTCGACCGGCTAGAGAATAAGGCGGATAAGTGATTGGACCCCTTTACGCTTATCGCCTCGGCGACAGCCATCTACAATGGGATTAAAGGGGCCGTCGATAGTGGACACGAAATGCTGGACGTCGCCGACCGCGTCGGAACGCTCTTCGGTCGCATCGCCCAGATCACGCAACTCACCAGCGGCAAGCGAAAGAAAAAGCTCTTCCAGAGCCAAGCCGAATTTGAGGCCGAGGCGATCAAGCTGTACACGCTGAAGCAGAAGGCGCAGCAACTCCAGCTCGAGACGCGGAACCTGTTCGTCGGAGCCTACGGGATCGCTGCGTGGACGAGTATCCAGAAAGAGGTAACGGAGATGCGGAAGCAGGCGGCACGCGAGGCCGCTGCCGCGCAGCACGAAGCTGAAGAAAACAGACGTGATCTAATCATGGGTGCTTGGATGCTTCTGGCTGTGGTTGTATTTGCTGTCGGCTTATTTATTGCGATTGTGTTGTTCGCATGAGGATCATCGCCATCATATTACTGATCGGCTTGGCGGCTTGCGAGGATCGTTACCGCTATCCATGCCAAGACCCTGCTAATTGGGACTCACCTGAATGCAATCCTCCTATTTGCACAGCCTCTGGAACCTGTTCCGCAGACACCCTAAAAAGAAATCCATGCGGAGCCGTCGCAAGATGAGGATCAAAGAGGATGAACTCCACGCTCTCTTGCAGTTCATCATCGGGGTCAGCCTGTGCCTGACACTGACGGGTACTGTGTTCGCTGTCTTGTATAGCCTGATCTTTGTCGTGCAGCCGATTGATGGGCAGGCTCCAAACGATCAAGAATTTTTTAAGTTAATTGCACCGATTGCAACATTCTTAACAGGCACGCTGTCAGGCATAATGCTCGGCAGCAAATCTACTGGAGGTAAAGATGGATCTACTTAAAGCATTCGGGCCGTTACTATCCTCGGTAGCCCCCAGTATCGCCACGGCTCTGGGAGGCCCACTAGCTGGCCTCGGCGTAAAAGCCCTATCCAAGGCACTGCTAGGCGCTGAAGACTTCTCAGAGGAAGCCGTAATGGATGCTATGGCTACGGCATCTCCAGAGCAGTTGGCTGCGGTCAAGAAGATCGACGCTGATTTTAAAGTCCAGATGAAAGCCTTGGATATTGATCTGGAGCGCATCGCTGTCGATGACCGCAAGTCGGCTCGCACGATGCAGACTGAAACCAAAGACTGGATTCCACGGGCCTTGGCGATCAGCGTGACGCTGGGCTATTTCGGCATCATTGCCTACGTCTTGGTCAGCGGACTGCCAATGAACGGCTCGGAAGTGTTGCTCATGCTACTCGGTACTCTCTCAGCCGGGTGGACAGGCGTCATGGCGTTTTACTTTGGCTCATCATCTGGCTCCCAGAAAAAAGATGCCATGATCCACAACTCAATACCGAGGGACGAGAAATGATTGCGAATTGGGAGAAGGCGTTCGCCGCAGTGCTGAAGCATGAGGGGAAATTCGTAAATCACCCCAAAGACCCCGGGGGCATGACAAATTTAGGCGTCACGAAGAAGGCATGGGAAGCCTACATCGAGAAGCCGGTCGGAGAGGCCGAGATGCGTGCTCTGACACCGGAGATCGTGAAACCGTTCTACAAGCGGCAGTACTGGGACAAGATCAAGGGCGACGATCTGCCGGATGGCGTCGACTACGCCGTCTACGATCTCGCGGTGAACTCAGGCGTCGGACGTGCGTCCAAGATGTTGCAGGAGGCCGTTGGCGCGACCGCTGACGGTATGATCGGCAAGGGTACGCTCGCAGCCGTGGCCCAGCACCCGCCAGACCACGTCGTCAAGCTAATCTCAAACGCACGCCTCGACTTCCTCCAGCGCCTATCGACGTTCGATACGTTCGGCAAGGGTTGGACCAGACGCGTAAATGAGGTACAAGTAGCGGCATCAGAACTCG